CGCAACTACAAAATCGTGTCCGCCTATTACATTCCATTTAGAATTTTTAAATAGACATTGCACGGTTTCACCTTCAGCATTAAGAGTGATAGTTGAACCACCTCTTAAATTTGTTGGTGTTATAACAATATTATTACTACCAGTTCCGATAGCAATAACCGTTTTAATTTGACCATCAGTACCATCTGCTAATGATAATGAAACTGCACCAGCAGTTTGATTTACTTCTGTTATTGCTGAAGTAGTATTAATTGCTGTATCAGTATTCGTTAGCGATTCCGAGGTCTGTGCCAATCCAATATATGTAGGTATGTTATTGAAAACATTTTTTGCTGTTACCTTTTTATTGATTGGTGTATTTGAAGGGTCATCAACAATATGAAACAAGTCCACATCTGCTAATGCCGAGCCCAAGTCATCAAGGGCTGTGATTTTTTTATCTGCCATTTTTGTTCTCCTATAATTCCGAGTTAACGGTAAACTACTCGTTGCATTGTACAACGACCATATACACTATTTATACAAACAAAAAGGGGACCACAAAGGATCCCCTAATTATTATAGTTTAAATTTTAGTTATTAACTTCCAACCGTAATAGTTCCAGCTGCGTCTGCAACCGTTGCTGAGATAGTTCTTACTGCGTTTCCGCCACCGATAGCATCCACTATTGTTGCACCATTCAAGTTAATTGATTGAGCCGCAATTGATATAACATCATTTGCGTTAACATTAGCGTTTGAAGCAGTTCCTGAAAAAGAAAGTGTATCTCTAGTTCCAGCACCACCGTCCATCGTTAAAGTAATTGAGGAAGCTCCTCCACTACCTGCTTGGTTGTTAGAAACATACATTAGAGGCGAACCACCTGCAATTGTAACCTGTTCGTTAAAGTGAACCTCTACTACAATTGATGAACCACCTGCACCTGAAATTGTTTGACCAGTTGCAAAGTTCACAGCGTCAATAGTTGCTTGTCCTAATGATGTTGCTAAATTACCAATAGCGACTAATACTTCTGGAGTTGCGTTTGCGTTATCGTTTCCTGACGCTTTTGTGCCTGCCTCTTGCACCCAACCCATATTATTAGCAAAAACTTCTTTCTTCTGCTCTGTGGTTAGGTTTTTAGGTTTGCTCTCGTCATTTGTGTCTGCTCCCCATAGTCCCATAATAGTCTCTCCTTATTAAATTAATTTTTAAGCTTAAAGATTAAATTAATCTTAATACTATTTATAACTATTTGAAGCCTAGTTTTTTGAGTTGTGAGATTGTGTTAGAAGTTGAGGTATGTAGTATTCCTATACCACCTCTTGCTTTGAATTGTGATATATTCTTTGCGTAATCATCAATTAGTATAGTAGGTAGACCACCTACTTTAGCAAAGTTTTGTTTCTCTTTTCTTTTTACTAGATTAACTTTACTACCAGACAGACCTAATCTTGTTCTAGCCCATTTACTTTTACCAGGTATACAATTAGGATCAGTAGTTTGTTCTACATAAGCAGATAATATGTGTGGGTCATACTTATTAATAAATGACCATAGTCTTTGACCACCTGGATTCCAAGGTAGATTACTCCAGAAGTTAGGAGTATTCATAATTGGTTTCCACTTATCTCTTATTGTTTTAAATCTTTGTCTAGGTTCTTTTGCCCATTGTGATAAAGGCATACCAACTGCTCTTTCAGCAGCCTGTTCAAAATTACACAGGACTCCGTCCATATCACAATATATTCTAGGTAGTTTTTTATCTACGAGTGAATACTCTTTAAGACTTTTAACCTGATGAATAACATCTTGTCTTAATTCTTTAAACTTCATAGTGTTTCCTTTTCTCATTATGCTTTATTATTACACATTTCTCAGCAAAAGTCAAGCAAAAAATGAGCAAGTTTTTACACTTGATAATCTATTTTAGGGTTTACTTCAACCTTATCTGACTTTGTTTTGTTATCTGTTATCTTTTTTTCAGGTTCTTTTGATTTAATATCTAAAGGGTCTTTTTCTACTGCATTTTTAGGTAGAACGGTATCACTAGACATATCTTCTTTCTTACCTGCTCTTAATTTTGCAAGGTCAGAACCATCTATTTTACCATTTTTGTTAACATCTAACTTCTTTTGTTTAGGTGATAACTTTTCATTTACTTTAGAGATTGCGTCTTCTAACGAACCTGGTTTAATATCTAAATATCTTTTTCCCATTACTTACTTCCTCTAACTTTCTTTGCTAAATCTTTATCTGCACCGCCCCAAGTACCACTTGATTTGGTTACAAAAGAGTTTACTCTAGCAAGTGCCCATTGTTGTTGTGTAGCACCTGGTCTATGACCACCTTTCCACGCAGCCATTCCTCTATCATAAACTTTCTTCAAAATAGAATACGGCATACCTGTTTTTTCAGCTTTGTTTTTTACTGCTTTAATTGTTTCATACATTGCCTTTGCAGGATGTTTTGAGTTTTCTACTTTCATTTTCTTTTTTACCATATTAGTTGCGGTACCATATCTCACACTATCACCTTTTTCTTTACCATATCTATCTCTAAAAGATTTCTTTGGTAAATCATCAGCAACTTTGTGTACCATTTTTATTTGTTTTTTAGTTAAGTCAGCTTCTTCTTTTTTCACAACTAACTTACCTAATTGTTTTGTTAAATCTACAATAGAGTCCATTGTACTATTAACTTTGTGTGATTTTGTATAACCATCGTGGTCGGCATTTTCGTCTGAAACAAATTCAAGTTCCATCATAATTTCATCTAAAATTTCTCCAACCTTTTCATCTTCCTGTGCGTCTTTAACATTACTAATCATCATATCAAACTCGGACATATTTGATAATACATCTAATACTTCAGGTCTAAAACCTTTTGAAGAGTTTGAATTACCTGAACCAGCACTACCTTCGGTTTCATCTGTATCTACCATTTGTTTATAGACTTCCATTGCGTTTAAAAAGTCTGCTTGAAAAGTAGATATATCATTTTCATAAGTTTCACCATCAGCAGTATCCATCATCAAATCTCGTATCTCATCAGCCTTTTTTGCAAACTCTAAACATTTGACAGGTTTACCTGTTAACTTAGCTTTTATATCTTGTATCTGTGCTTGTAATTCGTTTTTCTCGTCATCATCAGCAACACCAGCAGAAACAACTTCTAACTCGTCTGCTAGTTCAGACATTCCATTTTCTCTTGCATAATCAATAGCGTCCATAAGGGAATCTTCGTTGTCGTAATCAAAGTCATCAAGGGCTTTTGCTAATTCACTTTTTTGTGCTGGATTAACTTCTTTAGAAGTGTCGTCTGTATCTTTTTTAGGTGCTTCTGGTTTTTTAGGAGCAGGTGTATCTGATTTAGGTTCATCACTTTTACCTACTGCAACTAAACTATCACCTGAAGTTTTATGAGTTACCTTACCATCTTTACCATAACGACCAAACCTCATATAGTCTAGTCCCATAGCTTTTGCTTTATCAGAAGCAGCCGATTCCGTCATTTCATCTTCTTGCTTAAATATGTCAGGTTTACCTAGTTTTTTAATTTTCTTTGAACGCTCTTTTTGTTCTTTCTCTTGCTTCTCTTGTTCCATTTTTTTCTTTAAATGTTTGTAAGCAATACCAATCTGTAATAATGGTTCTCCTGTTTCAGGATTAACCATCTTATCTTGCGCTGACCTACTTCTTTGTGCTTGTTTCGTAGCGTCTAGTTGTGCTTTTTGTTTAAGAGCAACATTTTGTTCTCTACTTTTTTCTAATTCTTTTTTAAGTTTTTCTACTTCTGAAGATTGGTCTTCTTCGTGCATACTACCGAATATTCTTTTATATGGATCTCTTGCATATAAGTGACCGCCGTGTGTATCAAATCTAGTTTTTAATTTATTCATAAAATCTTTATCGGTTACATTACCTCTAACACCTTTTGCAGGTGCATTTACACCAGCAGGTTTAAATAAATCACCTGTTTGTTTGTCTATGAAAGCGTGTATACTTCTCTTCTGTCCGTTTTCTGTATCGTGTATCTTAATATATTTAGGACCTACCGTCTTCATATAATCTCTTTTTTGTTTAGTGTATAATGCTTTAAAACTAGGATGATTTTTAATCTTGTCTTGTCCTATTTTAATATAGTCATCAACACCTTTCATCACATTAGCGTTTTCTTCTAAATTTTCTTCTTTAGTAATAACTCTTACATCATCACCAAACTTTGCTACTACTTGTTTGTGTATGTTCTCTACATCTTTAGCACTATCAACTCTTACTTCTGAACCTGAAGCTGATAGTTCACCACTACCAATCTTACCTTTAAACATATTAGCAACTTGTTTTGCTTGTGATGAGTTCTTACACATATATTCAATGTATTCTGCATATTCTTTTAATTCTGTTTCTTCTGCAACAACATTAGCACCATAAAAGTTCATTAAGTCTTTTGCAAAGTTATTTAAATCTTTACCTTTACCATCAACTTTAATAACACCACCATTTACTGAAACACCTAAATTTTGTTTCATTAAATCTGCGATTGCTTTCTTTCGTTTATCCATATCTTTTATGGTAACTTTCATTTTTTTAAATTCTTTAACAGGTTTTAAACCTTGTTTTTTTAATCTGTCTATGTCTGCTTCTGACGGAGCGTTCTCTACTTTGTTTTTATCTTTTTGAACATTTTTAGATGATTGGTCACTAGTATGTGTTTCAGTAATTTGTTCCCAAGACATTTGTTCAAACGCTGTTAACTTAACACCTTTAGGCACTTGAATACCTTTTTTAATCATACGAGTTAATGCCATAGTTGATAAGAAAGGAATGTCTGCTTTGTATAATTTTGGTAATTGTGAATTTGTTATCTTGTCAAAGATATTTCTTAATTGATTAGCTCTTGCAAGTGATATTCTTGCACCTTTAAGTCCTGAATATTCTTTTTTAAGTTTTTGTATTTGAGCGTCTGTAAACTCCCATAACATACTTTCAGGTAAATCTTCTTCACCTAATATTGACTTAACCGTAGACAACGGAAGTTTCATCTTCTTTGCTATCTCTTCTGCTGATGAACCACCTGCGAACATAGTGGCAATTGTTTTCATCCTACCTTCGTCTAGCTGTATATCGTTTGCCCAGACTTCAGCGATAGCTTCTGCCATTGTCTTTTTATATCTTGTCATTTTCTTTCCTCGTATTCCTTAATATCTATTATTAATCTACCTTCACCTTTATGTAATCTATGATAAACCATCTTCGGTATGTTATACTCATTACCTACTTTCAATACTTCTGGCAACTCATTATCCATTTGAAGTTTCCAATTAACACCAGAGACAACTTTTATTTTTCTATCTAACTTGTCTCTATGCCAAATCAGTTCTTTATCTTCAACATCAAAATTAAAAACTCTCTGGTGTATACCATTTGTTTTTAAATCGGTATACGGTTTACCAAAAGAAGTTTCCGCCATTGCCAAGTCCTAAACTCTTTGCATATCTAGGCAGATTACAAGCCCAATATGACGCCTTTGTTTTATCCTTTTGACTAGCACATCTATGTCTAGCTGCAAAGGACTTTCTAGCTTTGGGGTCGTTTAGTTTCACTTTCAATCCTGTTGTATCTCCCCAAGTCACCTTCTTAATTTTGTCTCCGTCTTTAACAAAGACATAAAACTTTTTAGGTCCACCTCTTTTAGGTTTATTCAGAGGAGGGTTCTTTTCCTCTTCTGCAATCGGTATATCTAAAGGAACACTTTGCTCTTCGTATATACCAAACTCACCTATATCAGTTGATAGTAATTCTCTATCCCAAGCGCTATCAACTTCTAATAGACCTTCTTTAAACAAATCTCTTGCCTCTCTAAACAAGGCATAAAATTCTTCACTATGAATACGATAGATATTATTCGCTAGAGGTATGTTATTCTCTATGTGATAATGCAACGACTTTGTTATCTTTTGTGCGTAATCACTAAATCTTAGCATACTCTTTAAACGATTGTACTTTTAACCGTTCCTCCATCTTTTTCACAGCCTCATCAATCTCTTTTTGATACTCTTCTCCGTATCGTTTCTTATATTTATCAATAGTCTCACTTGAAGCGGCCCACTCTTTTATATCATTTGTGGTAATCTTCTCTGGTGCTTGTTCAGCACGCTTCTTACTATCTACTGGTTTCTCACTTGGCGTCTCTCCAGGTGTTATTTCTTTAGTATGATTAGCATAATCAGCACCTATTTCATACGCTTCTTTACCATACATCTTATCAAATTTTTTAGTATGTTTAGATGGTTTAGTCTTTGCGTCTTTATCTCCTGGCGCAGCTTTGTAATCACTATCTTTATCACTCTTTTTATACTTTTGTTTAGCAAAGAAATCTGCTCTTTTATCTTTGTCTTTCTTCTTCAAATCTTTATAATATTTTTTAGGTTGTGTACCTTTTTTATCTTTTACATCTTTATCTTCTGGTCCTTTTTTACCATACGCTTCTTTTAGTTTCATATCTAGCTCTTTCTCGGACATAGCCTCAAAGCCAAAGTCTACATTTAAATCGTGTTCGTGTATTCTAACTTCATCTATCTTTGGTGTAGGAACACAATCCCATATCCAACATTTGTGTAAGTTAGAATTGTTATCTTCTAATACAATGTAATTAGTTCCTCTTCTTACTACTTTACCAGAAACATCTTGTCTTTGGTCTTCTACTATATCGTCTTGTTTAAATAATTGTTCTCTTATGTAAAGGTCTCTTACCTGCCATTGAGTAAAGTTTTCAATAGAAGATATAGGTTTCATAGTACCTACTCCGTGAGAGGTATAGTTTGCCGCTATGTTCATACCTTTTCTAACTAGACCAAACAACTTCTGTTTGTCTCTAAATGAAGTTGGTAAACCTCTTTGAAAAGATTTAAAATCATCTTTTGCGGCTGCGTCTCTCATCTTACTTGCTGACATACCTGTTGCACCTTCAGCGTCTGGATCTCTTTCACCAGCACTTACAACATTAATTTTGTCAAACTCGTAATCAGTACCTCTTGCCTTTACGCCGTTATATCTGTTTAATAGAGTTTCAAACTCTCTTACTCGGTCGCTTCCTACGACCATTGTTATTTCATTTGCTTTACCATTTAATTTGTTGATAACTTCTATCGCTGTTCTAGCGCCAGGTATTTGTTTTATCTTACTAGCATATCTAGGAAACATTGACTTCATAACTGAAATTTTATCAGCAAGTTTTAATGGATTCTTTTTACTATCAAAAGAACCACTAGGTACTATAATAAAATCATTTGCACCTACACTCGCAACTTTATTAATAAGTTTTTCGTGTCCTATTGTTGGTGGATTAAATCTACCAAAGGTAAATGCAATATGTTTTTTAGGTCTTCCTACTGCTTCTTTTAAACTATCTATTTCTTTATCTGTTATATTACCATCATCTAAAATATCTTTACACTTCTTATAGAATTTTAAGTAATGGTATTTTTCTAACATTTTATAGATAACATTTTTAGGTAGTTTGTGTTTCTTACCAAACTCTCTAATTTCTTCTGGCGACATATCACTTTGAAATGCGTCTTGTCTATCTTGTATAACTTGGTCGCCTGTATCAATGATAGATTGTATACTATCTTCAATCTCATCTAATTTGTTTCTTATCATAGATTGTAGATTGTCAACATCATCATTTGATAAATCTCTTAATTCTTTATAATCAATTATATCTCTTACCAGTTCTCCTTTGACAACATCTAACTCCATAACTTTCTTACCAAAGTCGTCCATATATTTTTCTTTGTCAAATTGTTCTTTCTCTGGTCTTCTGATAAACTTATT